GTGATCCACGTTCGCTGATGCGGACTTCAGGATTTCAAAACGCGCACGATCCACACGCTCCAGAATCCCGCGCATATCGAGGCTGTTTACCTCTTTGTTTAACTTGCTCATAGTTAATTTCTCCCTGTTTACAAAAGGTGCGGACAGAGCCGCAGGTTCTACGAACAGGGCTACGCATTTGCCCACGACCCTGCCCGCAAGCTAAATCAGTGCCGAGCACTGAGGCAATTAGGAACAAGCGTCTTGGGTGAAGTACCTACCCTCAGCACCCGGCAAGCCCTAACGTACAGCAAGTAATCGGCATAGTACAGTGACAGAATTGAGTCAACATACCGCTCATCCCTTTCCCATGTGCCCTTGTTGAGTTGAGGTGGGTCTTTGGGCATGGACGGAAACAGCGGCGTGTACTCATGCCACCACTGGGCGATCTGTTCGAGAGCGCGTATCTCCGTAGCGTCATCCTGCAGCCAATCGACGATGGGATACGTGTGCACGTCCCAGTGCGGGTTCTTTTTGGTGTGCCGCCACCATTCGTCAAACGGCACGTCCTTCCAGCCGTAACGGTGCGCGGAAAAGATACGGTCCACCGGATGACGGACCACCGCCAACCGGCGCGACATGCTCAGCACCTTGTCACGCGTTACGCCCTTGATGGTCTTCAGGCCAAACGATTCCCGCATAGTCACAGAGCCGCACTTCGGTACGCCGATATAAGCGAAGTCCTTGTTCGGCCACATCCACTGGTAGTGCGGCTGCTCAGCGAGGGCTGGTTTCACGTAAGCTCCTTGATCGTCAGCGTCCGCGTGTCCCGCACCATATCCTTCAGCGACGTACCATTATTCCACAGCTCCCACCGCTTGCGACCCAACGCCTCGATCTGCTGCGCTTCCGGCAGCGTCTGCAGCCACTGCTCATAGGTCATATTGCGCGGCACCTGCCCATCCATCGAGGCCCGCATCTCCTGCGGTACCTTGTCCTTGTCACTCTGGTTCAGGGCATCAAACTCTTTCAACACAGGCACGATAGTGGAGCGACAGTTCCAGTGCCATGGAGGTGGGCCGGGGTAGTTGTCGTCATCCAAGGCCCAGACCTCGCCGTCGCGTGCCATGCAGATATGCGACGTGCGTGTGTCCAGCGTGGCAACGGCCTGCACCGCCTGAACAACGTTGGCGTTGGCGAGAATGGTTTGTTGGCGGGCGGCGTTGGCGACCGACTGCACACTGGTGCGGACATGCGCTTCTGCATGCCTGCGCAGCTGCTTGCTGGCCTGCAGCCACTCGCGCGTTAGCGTGGGAGTGTCCGTACCCACCATCACACCTTGCCGGACCACATCGGAGAACCGCTGGAATGTGCGGGCTGATTGCCGGTTCCACCACTCCGTGGCCGGTGCACCCATGACCAGTGCCTGCTGACTGGTGGCCTGCAGGAATGCCTGCGACGAAGGAGCCGTGGCCAACGGCGCACCGACCGCCGTGTTAATCGCCCCCGCAGTCGCCGAAGCCTCACCCAAACGAAGAACTACCTGCGACGCGAGCGACTCATTCAGTGTCTGTGAGCGTGTCACTCGGACCCTCTGACTCAATCAGCCCGCGCTCATCCTCAATCGTCACCTTGTCAGGAATAAGCTCGCCCTGCCGGAGGTTGTAGAACAGGGAATCGTAGCTGATCGCGCCGGTCTGCCATGCCGCCAACAGGGAGGTGAGCATTGCGGGGTCCATTCTGGTGTCGATGTAGTCGGTATTGAACTCGACCGACAGGCCGTCAGGATTCTGGCCCTGCCATTCCGCCCAATACTTCAGCAGCTGGGTGAACGACTCCGAAGCAGCTTGAGCAAGACCCGCCAACGTTCCAGATTCCGCGCTCTGGTAGATGCGCGCAGTTTCCGCCGCCTCAACGCCGTTTCGCGGCGCGCGGAGCATGCGTGCTCCCATCGTGGCCATCTGCTCCTGCTTCTCAGCCATAGCGGTTTCAAGTGCACGCAACCCCTGTCCGGTGAATTCCAAAAAGCCCGCCCTAGCAGCAGGATCACTCGATACCCACGCCACCTGCGAACCGATCTCCAACACCGTGTCCGGATCAAATCCAGCGACCCAAGCCGTCGGCAACCCCGTAAAGTGCCGCCCATGCTCAAGGTCCGCGCTGGTGCGGTAGTGGCTCTCGTTAATCGCGGCCAGCGGCGACAACGGCGGCTCACTGATCTGCGGCACATTGCCGAGCGGCGTGAAGAACACAAACGGTATGTAATCCAGCGGCTGCCCACGCTTCATCGGCACAATCTCACCGTCCGACTGAAACGCTACACGGTCCTTGTCGTCACGCAGTGCCTTGTGCTCCGACTGCACGTACACACCGTCAATCAGCTCTAGCACGCGGTAGCGGGTCTTGCGGTCCGTGCCAAAACGACCCTTGGCCTCTTCGTACTTCTCGCGCAGCACAACCAGCGTTAACTGGATGCGGTCGTTCACGCGCTCGAAGCGCCAGTTAATAATGTCCTCGGCGCTGTACTGGACGAAGTATGGGACTTCGGCGCTGTCATCACGCGGCAGGTCTACCAGCACACCGGTACGGCCCACAGCGATAAGCTCCGACAGCACGTTGCGCTGGAACGTCGGCATGGTGAAACCGTCCGGCGTTACTTGTCCGAAGTCTTCGTTTTCGATGCCTTGATATTGGGCGGGCTTCATGAGCAGGGCACCGAGCAGGGCTTGGTGCGTGCGCTTGGTGGCCTCGTAGTACAGGGCGCGCATCTTGTACGCCACGTACTTGTCGGCATCGTCGCCGAGGGCGGGGAGGTACTTGGTTCCCTCTTCCTTGATCCTTCGCGTACCAGCAAGATGATCACGAAGACAAAGCCACTCTTCCAGAAACTCTACGTAGTCCGCATGGTACGAATCCGGCGAGTCGCCACCAGATGCCAAAACAATCTCATTCCCATCAGTCCTGAATGCCATCTCAAATTCCCTGCAGTTTTCTCACGGTAACCTCACGCACCACAGCCATGCAGCGGTAGCGCAGCTCGTCGGCAAGGTGATCTTCTGCATCAGTATCCAGATCATCGAGGTCTTTGTCATCGCGGGGGAGGGTGGGTACGGTGCGCCAAAACTCACGACACGTGTCGAAAACAATCAGGGCCGGTTCGTCTATGATCGGTTTTCCCGCCGCAGCCATCATCTGTCGCAGCTTCTCCCAGCCGTTCTTGCGCGACCCAGCTCTCTTATCCGCCGCCTGCCAGCGCACACCAGCACGCTCCATATCCGCGCCAATGCTAACACCATTCTCCGCGTTGTAGATCGACGAATCCGCAGGTCCCGCCTTAATCACCGTCTTCGGATCAAGCATCCCACCACTCTTCAGCTTGCGCTCCATCTCCAAAATGCCCTTGGCCACGTCTCTGGCCAGCATCTTCAGGCCGACATTCGGCTCGCCGGTGTAGCCGTACCACTCGGCAATGCGGAATAGTGTTCCACGCGGAACGATTATGCGGGCACCGTTCTGGGCTATCGCTTCTGTACCGTCGCTCTGGGCGTACCAGCCCACCGAGAAAGGGGCCGACGATCCCCAGTCAAACGCACGATCCACACGCCACGACTTGGGAATCTTGAACGGTGCACACTTGCTGCCATACCCCCAAATCCCGTTGTTCTCATGCGGCGTCCGCGTATCCAGCACATCGTCAAACATGCCGCCGGCAATGATGTTCCAGTCGCCTTCAATCCACGCCTTGACCAGCCAGTCTGGCCCAGACTCCTTGAGCCGTGAGAGATACATGGGATCGTTTTTGGCGAGGGCGGGGTTGTCTTTGAACAGGGAGGGAATGAACACGCGCTCGCGCGTGCCGCCGACCTCTTCGTCCTTTTCGACGATGATCTCGTAGGGCCTTGCTGGGTCAATGTAGCGGCGCTTGACCCAGTTGTGGCCTGCACCGCCGGGGTTGCCGGTCAGTAGAAACCGCATGCCCTCTGGCGGCACATTGGCAGAACGCAAACACGCTCGCAGCTTGTTGAGCGGCGCGGCGCTGGGCCAGTTGGTAACTTCATCGAATGCCATCCACGAATACTGGTGGCCCTGATAGTTATCAGCGTCCGCGTCCCGCTTAAGATGACGGAATTTAACAATAGCGCCGTTGTCCATCACCAGCGCATGCTGGCCAGCTTTGTACGTCGCGCCCAGCGGTATACAAACCGTCTTGAACGCCTCGATAACTTCCTCAAGCTCGCGGTAGGTGCGGCGGAAGACAATGCCCTTCGCAAAGCCCCGCCAATGATCAGCATGAGCCGCCCAATCCAGCGCAAGGCCAAAAGTCTTGCCGCCGCCACGTGCGCCGCCATAGAAAACTTCGGTGATGGGGCAGGAGACCAGCGCGGATTGCGGACCCTGCTGAACCTCGAAGAGAACTTTCTTCCCTTCAGGCAGCCTCTGGGCTTGGGTCATGTTCAATCACCACTGGCGAATGTTCTTTGACCCATTCTTCGCGCGACGCTTTCGGCGGTGCAGCGATGAGGTAACTGCCGTTGCCTTCGTCGCTCTCGATTAGCGGGGCGTTGGGGTTGCGCTCAGTACGCGTCATCTCGTACCAGCGAATGGCTGCCATGTCGCCGCTGACTGCGCGCTTGAACAAGGCATTGGCCACTTGCAGGTTGGCCTCGGCTTTGCCGGTCTCGAATACTTCGTCGATGATCGGGAACTTTTTGCGGCGCTCGACGAACGTCTTGTCGCACATACCCAGCAGGCGTGCAGTCGCCGCGCGAGTAAGACCAAGACCAGCGGCTCGACGAACAAGCTCTAAGCCTGTGTCGTTAAGCTCGCCGGTCTCAGGGTGGCTGAACTCGCCAGCGTTAGGCCGTCCCGGCCTAGCGTCGCGCGGAACGTAAGCCATGGTTAACCAGTAGCGTTCCGGATCGCACGGTCGATAGCCGCGGTGCTCGTTGCACCACGTGCCACAGACTCAAATACTTCAGTACGCTCTGCGCGCGTCAGCGCACGGCCACCCTGTCGCTCAAACTCCTCGATACGCTCGCCGACAAACCGCGCCGCAGCATCGTCAGCGCCAACACCCGCAGCCGCAGCCGCACCACCGCTAGAAGCACCCATAATCAAAACCCTCTTTCGTTGTCGAGACCAGTAGCGGCGGTGGCCCTGTTGGCCACACCTACGAACCGCACTCCATGTCTTTTACAGATTTCCTCACCCAGAATCAAGCCGGGTTCGCCGCCGTAAACCATCAGGGTTTCCGGCTTTATCAAATCCATGCAGACACTAACGATAGCACGTAAATCATCCGGATCGGCACCCTTGCCGCCTTCGCCGGATTTCATGGCCCTGCCGCCCATGGTCTGCAGCTGCAAAGACACCACAGGGCAGTGTTCCGGTATCGGTGCCATGAACGCTTCCACAGTGTCCAGCGAACCAAACGACAGGTTGGGAATAACCGGCAACCCCGCCTCCTGCCAGTACCGCGCGCAGTAGTAATTCCGGTACACGTTCCAGAGGTTCTTGGCCAGCGGCCACGAATCAATGTTGCGCGAGAAATCCGGCATGACCAGTCCCCACGTGTTCGCATTCAACAGGCGCTGAGTATTTTCCTTCAGCTTCGTCCAAACCCGCTCAAACCGAACGTCGTCGATGTAGAACGAGATCAGGGTGTTTTCAGGGTCCAGCCCTTTAGTGCTCTCGCGACCAAACAGGTGGTAGTGCATCTGGCCTTGAGCGAGGGGAGGGGTTCTGTGCCGGTTCATCCAGACAATGAACTCCTCCGGTATCGAGTCCACCAAATTGTGCTGGCTGAGCCGTGGCAGCTGGAAATCGCCGACGTACTGATCCATGGTCAGGAGCATCGAGTCCTTAAGCTCCCGCATAGTGCTCGACTCTTCGCTCGCGTCACCCAGCACGTCGGCCTCTTCCTCCTCGGCCTCGAAGTTCAGGAACTTGTCCAGCTCCTTCTCCGAAAACCCGATATCCGAGATGTCCATACTGGCTTCGTTCAGCTCCTGCAAAATCTTCGATACCGCGTCGAACGCGTTACCGGTCATCGCATTGGTCTGATTGTCGGCAAGTAAAAATTTCTTTTTCTGTTTGTCAGAAAGTCCGGTCTTCACGATCACAGGGCACTCCACATCGCCCCGCTTCTTGTGCGCCATCCACCGTCCATGGCCAGCGAGGATCACGAAGTTCTCGTCGCACACAATCGGCTGTATCGAGCCGCCGGTGTTATCCATAGATTTGGCGATTCGATCAATTTGTTTATCGCTATGGATTTTGGCGTTATCAGGGTGGGGTTTTAGCTGTGTCGGGTCGATGTTTTGGATTTGCATGTCACAACTCACAATAAGGGGAGATTTGAGAAAATCGAAGGTTCGATGAAATCAACGTAATAACGAATATTCGCCCACAAATTAGAGACTATCATCATCACTATGATTATAAACTGTTTAAATAATAATTTTGTAATGGATTCCTCCGAAAAAATCACCCTTATTGTAAAATTTTTTTCCTAATAAAAACAACGGGTTAGAAATATCACCCTTGGCGCAGGTGATAGGAAATCAGCCTCCAGCAGGGCCTACCGATAGAATTATACGATGACAGTGATAGCAATTGGCTATATGGCACGTGACCCAGTTCGTCGAAATGGTCCCGAAAAAGCAGCCAATTCTCGTCGATTTGCCACAGCAAAAAAGCGTTGTCCCAGCGGTTCAAAAAGGCCCTTTGTTGGGTGGTAAAGTGCGGCAATTTCTGGGTCCGTTTGGCCACTTTTGCGGAGTATTTCAGCTCCAGCCAGCCCCACTGAAACACCACGTCGGGCATGCCTTTTGAGAGCCGATTTTCGACCCTTTCGGCCCTCCAATACGGCTTCATTCCTTCGCGAACAATGCCCCACATTCTGGTCTCACTCAAACTTTTCGCACTCCGTTTTGAGGTCTCGAAAGAAGTTTTTTCCGCCCCTGTGATCGGACGGTGTGTTGCTGTCCAGCACGAATCTGCGGTCATTTCCCTTGCCCAAAATCCACTTGATATGCGTACTTTTCGTAACTTCGTGGCCGAGCAGTTTTACGCCCCTTGGAAGTGCCTTTTTGATGGCTTTTTGGCGTTCTCTGACGAGCTTTCTCATTGGACGTTGCCCCAGTTCGGGCCGCGTTCCACATCGACGTGCATCTTCACTTTGAGCTTGTCGGAGAACACCTCGCACATCACTTCTGCCCATGCGTGAGCCGTGTCGGCATCCACATCGCCGAAGTCAAGTTCATCGTGTACGGTGAGGACAGGGATTTCCAACCCCTGTTCGTACCCCTCGACCATGGCCATTTTCATGATGTCGGCGGCCCCACCCTGTATCAGGGCGTTCAGTGCCTTGTAAACAAAGGCCCGCTTAATCCCACCGCCATAGACCTGCAGTGCCTCCTCGCGCGGCAGGGCGTCGCCCTCGCCCCATGGTTCCCAGAGGTTAAAGCGCCGCAGGCGGCCTCCTATGGTGCGTATCTGGCCGGTCCGTTCGACCTGTGCCATGCAGAGGTTGGAGAGCTTGCGGATATAGGGAGCGCCGTCGTGGAAGGCTTGGAAGCGGGTTTCAGCTTCTTCCATGGACACCCCCATGTTCTCGGCCATGAGGGCCTTTCCCATACCGTAAGTGTTCGACACCAATCGCCCATTGCAGGTGAAGCGGTGTCGAGGACCGGCGTTAACTATGTCGTAGACGACCTGTTTTTGAGATTCTCCGAGCGTGTAGCCAGACGGATATTCCCCAGCTCGTAATGCCCGTCGTTGTCTATCCGGTCCACGTCCAGCGTGCGAAAGTCCTTCTCCTGTGCCAGCCCCCACTGGATGAATTCTTCCCTCGTCATCCGCAGCTCGATCCCTCTCTCCTTGTACCTCTTCCCCGTACCAGTCACGCAGCGTTGCCGCATCGCGTCGTAACGCTTGCTCAGAATCTCCGCAGACTTCGCATCGCCGTACTTCGAGTGGCGACAGCTCGCGCACTTCACCAGCCCTTTCCTCGCGTTGTCCACGTAGACCAGCCTCGTAGTCCCACATCTCGGACAATCCAGTTCCGCTTTCCAGTGCTTCCCACGTATTACTTTGTGCACTGTAAATCCCAATTGGCTCAGCTCCGATTGCACTGACTGCAAGGTCTTCGCCCTCGGATGCTGCGCACCGGAGACAAACTGTCCTGCCTGATTTCGTCCAGACTTTGTGCTCTGGCGTTCCCGTAACTTGGTCATGGTGTACCACCTCCTTGAGTCCCATATTCACCACACCTTCGTGGCTGACCCATTCTACACCATCCCATAACAAGTCCCTATCCCCTACCTCTTCGATAGGCACAAGCCCGCGACTCGTCAGTATCTCGGACCCTTCGGCAACGCACGCGCCCAAATAGATTGCTTTCACGGCGTCGCGATTTAGCCAGCTGGGCATGGTTTGCATCATGCTGGCGTAGCAATCAAGCGTAGGATTATTCGCATAGGCCCGAATGATCTCGTCCACCCCCTTGGCATAAGAGAGCAGCAGCCGTGGTTCGATCTGCGAGTAGTCGAGCTTGAACCACTCGCAGCCGTCGTCTGGGATGAACAGCCCTCGCAGTTTTTTGCCGACAGGGGTTCGCGCTGGGATTTGCTGGAGGTTAGGACGTGAGCTTGAGTTATGATTTACGCTACGTCCCAAAAGATAACACGCAGCGTTCTCAACCTCAATGTCCCAGACCCCATCTACCCCACAGACTTCAACGCTTTCAATTCGGAGTGCGCCTTGTGCGTCCCCATCATCAGGTTGTCCGGCGTGTTGTCCTGTGTGTTCCCGTTCACGTGATGCACTGACACCACCGGAGGAAGCCACGTCAGGCCCAGCAGCTCCGCTGCCACCACTCTGTGCACGAACACCCTCTTCTCCGGCCCGCTCCACCACTCCGGAGGAATCATCGTGTAATAGCCCTTCCCATCTTCCGACTGACCCTTCCAGTTGTGGTGCTTTTCCCTGCACCGCCCAGTCATGGGGTTCGCCTCGCCCAGCTTCTTGGCAGCGTACCGCTTCGCCTGTTCCTTCTTGAGGGTCGCCGAGTCCAGTTCCTGTCGTATCGACTCCCGCACATTGTGCCGCGAAGTCGAGAACTCCTTTGCCACGTCCGTTAGCAAGGGCATATCGTCCATCAAGTAACGCTGTGCGATCTTCTTGCAGAGTGACCTGTCGGCCAGAAATTTCTTTGAAGCAGGCATCTAAATGTCCCCATTTCCCGTCAGCAAACAGCAAACGGTGTTTCGCGGTACAGCGGAATTGCGTACCGTCGCTTAGGGACACACTGTACATTGTTTCTGCGCCCTTACAAAAACCTCCACGAATTACCTTTTGCCAGTTGATCGGCGTGAGAACATAATCCCCTTCCCTTACCGAGTCGATGCGGACAAGGCCGCGTGTTGTTTGGATAGGCGTCTCTGCCCCCACACACAACCGGCCCGTCACAGTCCCATACTCGTCCCCACGCAGCTGATTAAACTCGCAGTGGATGCGGTCGCCGATTAAGTTGCCACCGATAGCTTTGTCGAGAAAGGTACTGATGAGTTTGTCGAGGTGGCGGGCTTCGCGGATTTTGGTGCCCAGATCACCAGACGCCTCGGACGACAGGAACTGCTGTGTAAAAGACGGTGCGCCTTTGTCGGTGAAGGGATAACGG